AATACAGGTATTGGATTTAAAGCATTAAATAAAAATACCACAGCAGATTACAACACAGCAGTTGGTTATTCAGCTTTAAAAGTAAACACTACAGGTACTCAAAACACTGTAGTAGGTGCACTAGCAGGTGATTCTATTACCACTGGTGGTAACAATACAATTATGGGATTCAATGCTGGTGGACAGTTTGATACAGGTTCAGGTAATACTTGTTTTGGTAAAGAAGCTGGTATGTCAATAGCAGGAACCAATGGTCAAAACAATACTGCTGTTGGGATAAATGCTCTAAGAAGTAGCCATGCTTTCTTTTCTAATACTGCTGTTGGTGAAAATTGTTTAACCGTTTCTACTACTCATGGTGCAACAGCTTATGGTTCAAATACTTGTTCAGCTAATACTACTGGTGAAAATAACAATGGATTTGGTTACTTTACTTTAAACCAAGTAACAACAGGTAGTGATAATGTAGCTTTTGGTACTGTTGCTGGTAGATATATTACTACAGGTACTAAAAATTCTATGTTAGGCATTTCAGCAGGTGGTGCAATAACAACAGGATTTTCTAATAATTGTGTTGGTAGAAGAGCAGGTGTCGCAGTTACAACAGGATTTTCAAATACTTGTATTGGAGATAGTGCAGGTGCCTCAATTACAACTGGTGCAAAAAATATTTGTATAGGTGGAGATGCAGGTGCGTCAGGCACATCTTTGGTAACTGGAACTGATTGTATTTTAATAGGTAGAAATACTAGACCTTCTGCAACAGATGCAGATAACCAAATTGTTATGGGAGACACTGTTACCAGTGCTGGTAATAATAGTTTTACTATTGGAAAAGACTCTACAGATTCAAATATAGCTTTTGGTGCTACTTCAATTACAGCTCCTTCAGATATCAGACTCAAAGAAGATATACAAGATGAAAAAGTAGGCTTAGATTTTATAAACGATTTAAGACCTGTTACTTTCCTTTGGAAAAAAGAAAAAGATATACCTTCAGACATGAAAGCCTATAAAGAAGGCTCAGAAGAAAGAACCATGAATGGTAAATACAATCATGGTTTTATAGCTCAAGAAGTTAAAGAAGTTATTGATAATCATAACTTAAAAGATGGTTTTGATATGTGGTCAGAAGATGAAGCAGATGGAAGGCAAAGGGTTGCACCTAACGCTATTATGTCTGTTATGGTTAAAGCAGTACAAGAACTTTCATCACAAGTAGATGAATTAAAACAAGAAATACAAATTTTAAAAGGAGAATAATATGACTATGGAAGCTAATACAGTAACATCAATTTTATCAGCAGGAAGCGATAGCGTAACATTAATCAATAGTATTAATACAGATGCCTCATCTGAAGATGCAGTTGAAGGAATGAATCAAACTGAGATCAACGAAGTAGTACAGAGAAATGTAGACCATTTGGAAATCATTTTAGAATATGCACCTGTTGACAGTGATGATGAAACTCCAGATGTAAAAGGTGCAGCAGATAGTAAAAAGACTACTCACGTTGCAGCTATTGCAACTGGTAAAGCATACATCGCAGCTAATAGTTAATTTTTTTTGTAAAACAAGGAGACGATAATGGATAAAAAACAATTTTTATTAGGCATGTTACAAATTATTGATGTTGCTACTAAAAGAGGAACTTGGAATGGTGAAGAGTTAGAAGCTGTTGCTATTTTAAGAAAAGACGTGGTTGAGCAACTTAAAGAATTTGCTGACCAAGAAATAACTACTGATCTTGAAGAAGATACAGAAACAAAAGGAGATGATTAATGACAATTCTTAATATATTTTCATGGATAACAACCATAATAGCTATTGCATCATTTGTTGCAGCTGTCACACCAACACCACAGGGAAATTGGTGGTTAAGCAAACTTTATCGCATCATTGATTGGTGTGCGTTAAATGTTCTAAAAGCCAAGGAAAAGCACAATGAGTAGCTGGTGGTCAAATTTTTGGGATAAAGTGACAAACACTGAGCGTGTAAATGTCAGATCAAGAAATAAAAAAGGCCATTATGTTGCAGATGATAAATCGACTCCAGATGTTAATGAGGCTTACACAACAGTAAGAAAAAAAAGAGGTAGGCCTGCAAAGGTATCTATCGACAATAACGAATAATGGCTACAGTAAAAGATGCGCTCAATGCAATAGAGTCTCACGAAAGAGAGTGTAAGGCTTTGTATAAAAGTATTGATAAAAGATTAGAAGACGGATCTAAGCGTTTTGATAAATTAGAAAACATGATATGGGCCGTCTACCCATTTATAGTTGGAGCAGTAATACTAGCGAGGTTTATATAATGCACGAAGGAAGCGGAAGATTTGGCGGAGACATGGATCGTAATGAAGTAGAAATGGATCTAAACAAGTTCATGTCTATGATTCAAGAAATCGGTGAACTCAAAGAAAAAATTAGAGACTTAGAAGACGAAACAAATATAAACCCCTGGCAAAAAGTAATTCACTTAGCTAGAGCAATAGATGCCTGGAGAATATTTCCTAGGATATTTGTTGTGGTTTATATTTATCTTATGTATGAGTCTGTTATTTGGTTTATGAACCTACCAGATCCTAACCTAGAACAATCAGCATTAGTCTCAGTTGTTGTAGGCGCAATGGGTGTTGTCTTTGGAGTTTATTCTGGTAAGTCTGGACAAAGTAAAGGATTTAAAGGCGAAGATAAGTAATGAATCAAGCCATAGGCTTGATCAGCGACGTAGGCCTACCAATCGCAAGCGGTTTGATTATGGGTTATTTTATATTTCTTATAATCAGACAGCTTATGAATAATCTAGTATCTGACATTAAATCTATCCAGGGCATTACAAAAATGCTTATTACTAGAGCCTCAATAATGAACAACGACATTATTAGAATTGATACAGTAGTGTCAAGCGCACTTGACATACCTCCAGATCTTGAACGAATCGCTAGAGCAGAAAACTTTGTTGAAGATGGCAAGATTGATGCTAGACGCGATTGATGGAAATAGTTGATTTAATACAAAAATTCGGTTTTCCGACTGTAATGGTAATTGGCCTGGGATATTTTGTGTTCTATGTTTGGCAAACTATTAACAACACCATAGATCCATCTATAAGTGAAATGAAGAAGACTATTATTAGGTTGACGGACCAGCTACGACTTTTAGACCAAGATATGATACGATTAAAAGAGAAGGTTGATACTGTAACTAAAATCAGACAACAAAAAAAAGATGATACAAAACAAAAAAAGTAAAAAAGAAGAAGCAGAAAAACTTTTTACAATACAAATTCTAGTTGCTATAGGCTTTGTTTTGTTTTTTGGCGTATTTGTGCAAAACATTGCAGCTGACCAGATAGTTCATAAATTTAAGTCACCTTCATTTTCTGGTATCGGAACTTCTAGTCACTATCTTACGATTGAGAACCAAGAGTTTAATCGTAAAATGTCCATAAAAGAAGAAATAAAGGCACTACAAGAGCAAATAGAGCGTGATAAAGAAAACACGACTTTAGCTAGATTCATTCGTAACCTGGAGTCCAGAATCTATGCACAGCTTTCAAGACAGCTAGTAGAAAACCTCTTTGGAGATACAGCCTCTACATCTGGAACTATTGAGCTAGAAGGCAATATAATAACTTACACTAGCGATGGACAATTTATAACTTTAAAAATAACGGATCCCGATGGCAACATTACAGAAATTACCCTTCCTATTGGTTCTTTTACTTTCTAGTTGCGCTATAGTCGATGTTCAAGAAGATACCTTTGCACAAAGGTTTCCAAGTAAAGGATTAACAGAAGCAAGTATTTTTTCTTTACAATCAGAAGAATTAAAAAATATACAAAAACCAGAAGTACAGCCAGTAGTTGCTGTTTATGCAACTGCTTTTACCGATCAAACTGGACAAAGAAAAAGCAACAGCGAGTTTGCTTTATTTAGCACGGCCATAACTCAACAGCCTAGCACTTTACTTATACGGGCATTGAAGCATGCGTCGAACGGTGAGTTTTTTCGTGTAGTTGAACGTGTGGGCCTAGATAACCTAGTAAAAGAAAGACAGCTCATTCGTAGTGCGCGAGAACAGTTTGCTGAAAAAGAAGAAGACAGGAATGTACCACCATTGCTGTTTGCAGGTGTCTTGCTCGAAGGATCTGTGATAAGCTATGATACAAACTTAAAAAGTGGTGGCGCTGGTGCCCGCTTTCTCGGTGTGTCTGGTAGTGCGCAATATCGAGAAGATACCGTAAGCGTTAGTTTGCGGATGGTTTCAGTCGCAACTGGTGAAATTCTTATAGAAGTATTAAGCCAAAAAACCATTTATAGTTACGGAAGATCAAACGATGTCTTCAAATTTTATGAGTCTGGAACGGAGCTTGTAGAGTTAGAAATCGGATCTGCGCGTAACGAGAGCACTACTATTGCTTTGATGAAGTCAATAGAAGCAGCAGTGGTTGAGCTCATTAAGGTCGGCTACGACAGGAGATTTTGGAAGCATGAAGAAACTAAAATTAATAAACCTTGCGATGATGATGATGTTAATTGTATCGCCAGCATACGCGGCTGATAACGAAATATACATAGATCAATCTGGTACCACTGTAAACATAGATTTAGAACAGCTTGGATCTGGCAATATTATAGGAGGACTCTTATCCTCAGCTGGATCCCTAACCCCTTTCGATATGGACGGCAATGCTTTTACGCTTGATATAAATCAAATAGGTAATACTAATAAATTTCTTGGTGATATATACGGCGATAGCGTAACAGGATTTTTTGAGTTTGATGGCGATAGCAATACCTTTACAATACAAGGCGATCCTACAAATACCTTTGGTATTGATAACTCAAATTATAACGTCGATGTGACTGGTAGCACTAACACCTTTACCCTTAACCACGGTACATCTGCACTTGCTGCTACACTAGATCTTGATTGGATAATTAACGGTACTGGGAACCAAGTCACAAGTAATATTAACTATGACGGAGCCACAAATTACATGGACGTGGATGGAAATTCGAACACAATTAACTTTACTGGTTCTGGATATGCAGGTGGCTACTTTTATTTAGATCAAACTGGTAATAATATGACCTTTAACGTACAACAACTGAGTACCCAAGACAATGACTGGCTTAAGATCATATCTATATCCAACAATACAGGCAGTAATACTTCTACTGTTTGTGTCATTCAAAACGACCAAGGCACAAGCACAAGCTGCTGATATAGGCGATATATCTGAGCTTAACGGCCAAGCACGAATCGTTAGAGATCAATCCTATCCAGCAGAGATACAGTTTGCTATTCAGCAAAACGATGAGGCTATAACAAACAACGGCCGCATGGCCATAACTTTTTTAGATGATAGTACGGTCCGACTGACCGAGCACAGTCAGCTCATTGTAGACGAGTATATTTTTGATCCAGATCCTTCTAAGTCTAAAATGGCCCTTACTTTCGGCCTTGGCACAGCTAGGTTTATAACAGGCAATCTAAACCGTATAGATAAGCAAAACATAAAGCTAAAAACACCGACCGCTAATATCGCGATTCGCGGAACAGATTTTTCGGTTACGGTGGACGAATTGGGCAAAAGTCTCATAGTATTACTTCCAGATGCTCTGGGTTTATCAAGCGGTGAGATTGAAGTAATTACTGCTACAGGATCTGTTTTATTAAACAAACCATTTCAGGCAACAACTATTTCGGTTTTTGAAAGCAATCCAAGCAAACCAGTAATATTAGATCTTAGTTTAGAAATGCTTGATAACATGCTTATCGTTACGCCACCAGAAGAAAAAGAACAAATAAGCGATGCACAAGTATCTGCAAAACAAAACAATGTTTTAGATTTTAATGACTTAGATGTAGATTACTTGGCAGAAGATTTTTTAGGTGAAGATCTAACTTTTACAGAGCTAGATATAAACTACCTGGATGTTAATTTTTTAGAAGATATGCTTAATGTTTTAGATGCTTTAGAAGTGCAAGAGGAAGAAGATCAGTTACAGCAAGCCACTAGTATTAAGATTGCTGGTACAGCAATAGGCCAGGACACAGAAACGCAGATTACAACTATTGTTACAGGCCAGGTTGTAAGTTTACGAAGGAATGTTAGCGGCTCTGCTCGTGTTGATATAGACGGCGGCGGATCATATACCGTCATTTTTATACAAGATGGTAAATCAAATGTTGTGAGAGTAAACGGTGGATCTGACTCTACTATAAAAATAACCCAGAGCAATTGATGAAATATTTGATTTTTATATTTTTTATTTTAAATGTTTCAGCTGAACTAGATTTAACAATACCTGAACAACCTGCTGTTTATATACCTCCTAAAGAATTTATTTTAAATTTTGGTGACTACAAAGAGCCTCCAACAAAAAATCAAATGATATTTTTTTGGACTCTTAACGTACTAGATACTTATACAACTTATGAAGGCATGAAAAAATGTCTAACCTGTAAAGAACTTAATCCTCTTTTACCTGATAGACCAGAGTTAAAAGAGTTAATATTACAAAAAGCTATAATTGGTACTTTGATAGCAAGAAATAGTAGTGAAAGTTATATACTCGCTATAAATGTAGGCTTAGGTATAGCAGTTATAAATAATTACAAATATATAAAATGAAAAGACTATTATCACTGTTACTTATAATTTTGATCTTGCCTTTAATATTTCAGTCTACACCAACCGAAATACTAAAACTAAAAATATTTGATGCACTGGTTACAGAACAAGAACCTTCTGGTAACTTTGTTGTTTTAAATATTACAGAAGAAGATGTAGCAAAAGAAGATGGCTGGCCCTTTCCGCGTCAAACTCTCGCACAAATACAAATAGATCTTATTAATGCAGGAGCTATGGGAGTTGGATGGGTAATAGCTTTCCCACAAGAAGACAGAATGGGTGGCGATGAGGTTTTTGCACAAACACTCGGATATGCACCTTCTGTGTTAGCAATGTTTGAAAACGACAATGGTGAATATCCAAAAACTACAGGAACAATAATAAAAGGCAATGACGTAGGTGGTATGCTTACTCCAGGTGTAGTACAAAATATCAACATACTACAAAATAATGCAAATCAAGGTATAGCTACTGCACCAGTTGACATAGACAACCTGGTAAGACGAATACCATTATTATTAAAAACACCAGACGGCTATGTTTCTTCTTTTGGCACAGAAGTTTTAAAAGTATTAACTGAAACCAGAAGCTATATTATTACCACGAATGAAAATGGCATACAAGAAATTGCAGTCAGAGGATTGCCACCAATACCTACAGATAATTTTGGAAGAAAATGGATTAGCTGGGTAAAAACACCAGAAACAAATTTAGAAGAAATGAATGTTGCTGGTAAATTTGTATTTATCGGAATTACCGCCGCAGGAATCCAACCACAAATTGCAACCCCAGTCGGTTTATTAGAACCTCACAAGATTCAAGCAGCATTATCTGAGTCAATTTTGATACAAAACTCTCCACAAATCCCAGATTGGCATTTAGCGGCCGAAATTTTAATTTTTGCAATATTTGTGTCGCTGACGTGGCTTGTAATCAATTATCTCGGTATAACCAAGGGTGTAAGTATGGCTGTAATTTTGTTAAGCACAGCGGCTTTCTCAGAGATTTTTAGCGTCCAAAAAGGTTATTTAATCGATTTTTCATGGACTTTTGTATCACAGTTCATTGCAGGCTCTATTGCCTTCTATCTAAACTTTAGAAAACAGTTCAAATTACGTCAACAAATCAAAAAACAATTTGAACATTATTTGGATCCAAGACAAGTTAAACAGCTCCAGGACAATCCAGATCTATTAAAACTCGGTGGCGAGAAAAAATACTGCACATTTTTATTTACAGATCTTCGTGGTTTTACATCTTTAAGTGAAAAACTGCCACCAGAGGAAGTCACCGACATAATGAATAAAACTTTAACAGTCCAGGTCAACGCCGTGCAAAAACTTGGCGGAATGACGGACAAATTTATCGGGGACGCAGGTATGTTTATATTTGGAGCGCCCTTAGATCTTAAAGATCAAGAAACAAAAGCTGTCCAGGCTGCTATAGATATTCAAAAAGGTATAGCCGAGCTTAACAAAACTTTATCTACTCCAGTCCAGGTAGGAGTAGGATGTCAGTCGGGAGTAGCAGTGATTGGTAATATGGGATCCGATACTCGGTTTGATTATTCGGCAATTGGTGATCCTGTAAACACAGCTGCAAGATTAGAGTCGGCAACCAAAGAAGTTGGTGTAGATATTTTAATTGGGCAAGAAACTGCAAAAAATTGCAAACTTGTGTTAAAGTCTCTAAAACCTATCAAAGTAAAAGGTAAAAAAGACGCGTTACAGATATGGACAATTTAAAAAAATTAAGTATATGGGTTTTTAATTGGTTTTTATCTTTATTTCAAACTAGGTATAAAGTGACAGTGTCATTTAACAAAGAATACGGTGACTCAGATGATCGAACATTTATTACCAAAAAAATTTTAGTGCAAAAAGAAAAACACTTAAAATTTAGGGACGAAGATGATTGTATTATTGAATACAGAAGTGCAGGTGGCCTTAATTACATAATAGAGGAAATTTAATGCAACAAGTGTTTATAGGCATAATATTGTTTTTAGGTTTTACAACCTACTATTTGTTTAATGAAAACAAAACATTAACTGCGAATAATCTTGTATTAGAAGGCGCTATAGCAACGCAAGAGGAAGCCATAACATCACTTCAAAATGATTTTGCGTTACAGACTGAACAAATGAATGAGCTTACTGTTAAAAGCCAAGCCGCACAAAGAGAGTTAAATAGATATACACAGTTTATACAAAATTATCAATTGTCGGCAAAAATACTTGCAGATCCAGAAGAAATGCAAAGGAAAATAAATAATGGAACAAAGAATATTATGGAGGACATCGAGAAAATCAGCGTCACTGTTGATGATCTTGATGATGGCTTGCAGTTGCAGCCTTCTTCCGACTAAACAAATAGAAATAACTGCAAAGCCTATGGACCGAACCATAGTACAACCAGTAATGCCTAGAGAAATAGATCTAAAAGAACCAATGTGGATAGTTGTAACACCAGATAATTGGGAAGAACAATTAGCTTTAATAGAAGAACAAGAAGGTGAAATATTGTTTTTAGCCATGACAATACCAGATTACGAAGTAATGGCTTATAACATGCAAGAGATCAAACGCTACATAACTGAACTTAAAGATGTTGTGGTGTATTATAGAAAAGTAACTACAAAACAGGATAAAGAAGGAGAATAACATGCAAATATCAAAAGAAGGTTTATCGTTAATTAAAAAGTTTGAAGGATGCGAATTAAAAGCATACCACTGCGCCGCAGGAGTTCCTACAATCGGGTATGGATCTACTCATGGTGTATCTATGGATATGGAGATTACTCAAGAAGAAGCTGACGAATTGTTAATGGAAGACGTGGCTAAGTTTGAAGAATCTGTCACCAGAGCAGTAAAAGTACCGCTTTCACAAAATCAATATGACGCAATAGTTTCCTGGACTTTTAATTTAGGCCCATCAAATCTAAGTAGTTCAACAATGCTTCGTGTTCTAAATGAAGGCGAATATGATGAAGTACCTAGCCAAATACGCAGGTGGAATAAAGCTGGTGGCCGCGTGCTTGAAGGACTAATTAGAAGAAGGGATGCGGAAGCCTTACTATTCGAGGGTAAGGAATGGCACGAAGTATAGCGATATGTAATACTACACCTAGGCCTAATACGCTTAGAGCTGAGTTGCATAAAATATCGTCGCTACCTTGTTTCTCAGCTCGATTATGAGTGAAGTATCTTTTAAAGATTTTGATATTTTATCTGAGCAAGACAAGGCTGAGGCTGTTGCCTTATTGCATAGATATGATCAATTAGAAAAACAAGATGGTTGTCAACAAGACTTTATAACTTTTATAAAACACATGTGGCCCGACTTTATTGAAGGATCTCATCATAAAATTATTGCTGAAAAATTTAATAAAATTGCCGATAACAAACTTAAAAGATTAATAGTTTGCCTACCGCCTAGACACTCTAAGTCTGAATTTGCATCAACTTTTTTTCCTGCCTGGATGATGGGCAGACGTGGCAATTTAAAAATTATACAAACAACTCATACAGCTGAACTAGCTGTTAGGTTCGGCCGTAAAGTAAGAAACATAATAGACAGCGAAGATTATCAACATGTTTTTCCAGATCTCCAACTACAAGCAGATAACAAATCAGCTGGCCGTTGGACAAGTAACCAAGAAGGTGAGTTCTTTGCAGCTGGTGTTGGTGGTGCTATTACAGGTCGTGGTGCGGATCTATTGATTATTGATGATCCACATTCAGAACAAGATGCGCTATCTCCGAAAGCATTAGAATCAGCTTACGAGTGGTACACATCTGGTCCAAGACAGCGTTTACAGCCTGGTGGAATTATTGTGATAGTAATGACTAGATGGAGCACAAAAGATCTGGTTGGTAAAGTATTAAATAAACAGGGCGATGAAAATGCTGATCAGTGGGAAGTCGTTGAGTTTCCTGCAATCTTGCCAGATTCTGAAAAACCTTTATGGCCAGAGTTTTGGAAAAAAGAAGAGTTGCTTGGTGTTAAAGCCTCATTACCTATATCTAAATGGAACAGTCAGTGGATGCAAAATCCAACAGCTGAGGAAGGATCTATAGTCAAAAGAGAATGGTGGAATAGATGGGAAGATGCAGATGTACCATCGTATTCTTATGTAATACAAAGTTATGACACTGCTTTTTCTAAAAAAGAAACAGCAGACTATTCAGCTATAACTACCTGGGCAATTTTTAACAGAGGTGATGAACAAAACGATGAAATCATACTTTTAGATGCAAAAAGAGTAAGGTTTGACTTTCCAGAGCTTAAAAAACTTGCTCTTGAAGAATACAGATACTGGGAACCAGATTGCGTTTTGATTGAAGCTAAGGCTTCTGGAACACCGCTTACACATGAGCTTAGACGTATGGGCATACCTGTTACTTCATACTCACCGAGCAGAGGACAGGACAAGGTAGCCAGGATGAATAGTGTTGCACCTATATTTGAGTCTGGAATGGTATGGGCGCCAGAAGATGATTTTGCAGAAGAGGTTATTGAAGAAATGGCATCATTTCCATTCGGTGATTATGACGACTTTTGCGATAGTGCTACAATGGCTTTAATGCGTTTCCGTCAAGGTGGTTTTATATCATTGCAAGAAGACTACCAGGATGAAATTAAGTTACTAAAAAAGAACAGGACGGTTTATTATTAAAACATACGCAACAACTTTTGAGTGGGATGGTATTGAATATTCTGGACCACTAATACATGCAGAAGATTTTACACAAGCTAAAATCATAGCAGAATACCACGGCCTTTTGATTGATGGTGAATTAGAGGCTATTATAGGAACAGAAGTGGAGCTGAAAGCAGATCCACGAAACAGGGTGTTACATTAATTATGGCTATAGATAAATTAGGAACAAACGAAGATCCAGATATAAAAGTCCAGGGATCTTCTGTAGAAATCGTACCAGATACTACAAGAGACGAACAAATTGCAGCAGCAGCACAAATTTTGGTTGATGATGAAGAAATACTTTTAGATCAAGAAATACAACAAGAGTTAGCACCACAAATGAGTTTTGATGCTAATTTAGTAGACTTTATAGATGAAATCACACTTGATAAAATAGCAAGCGATTTACTTAGCTCAATTAGAGGCGATAAACAATCAAGATCTGAATGGGAAAAAACATACACAGATGGACTTAAATACTTAGGTATGAAGTTTGATGAAACAAGATCACAACCTTTTGAGGGATCCTCTGGTGTGGTGCATCCAATTTTAGCAGAAGCTGTAACTCAGTTCCAGGCACAAGCATATAAAGAAATGTTACCAGCCAAAGGGCCAGTAAAAACAGAAATTGTTGGTGCTCGTACTATTGAGACTGAAAACCAAGCTGAACGTGTCCAAGAGTTTATGAATTATTACATAATGAATAAAATGGATGAATATGATCCAGAGCTTGATCAAATGCTTTTTTACCTACCACTAGCTGGTTCTTGTTTTAAGAAAGTTTATTTTGATTTTGTTTTAAATAGAGCTGTATCTAAATTTATAGCTCCAGAAGATCTTATTGTTCCTTATGAAGCAGCTGACATGAGTTCAGCTGAAAGAATTACACATTCTATAACTATGTCTGCGAATGAAATTAAAAAACAGCAAGTATCTGGGTTTTATGCAAATGTCGACATAGGATCTGGCGGCATATCAGAAGATATGAATGACATAGATGAAGCAATAGATGAAATACAAGGCATATCACCCTCTTATAAAGAAAACAGAAACAGAACCGTTTATGAAGTACACACTGTTTTAGACATAGAAGGCTTTGAGGATATTGATCAAGAAGGAATGTCAACTGGCCTTAAATTACCATATATAGTAACTATTGAAGAAGACTCAGAGCAGGTTTTATCTATAAGAAGAAACTATGTAGAAACCGATCCATTTAAAAATAAAATTAATTATTTTGTGCAGTATAAATTTTTACCTGGACTTGGTTTTTATGGCTTAGGTTTATCACACATGATCGGCGGACTTTCAAAAGCATCAACATCTATATTAAGACAGCTTATTGATGCTGGTACTCTTGCTAATTTACCAGCTGGTTTTAAAGCAAGAGGCATGAGGATCCGAGACGAGGATGATCCATTACAACCAGGTGAATTTAGGGATATAGACACTACGGGTGGATCTCTTAGAGAAAATTTAATACCGCTACCAATAAAAGAGCCAAGCAATGTTTTAATGCAATTACTCGGTATTTTAGTAGATTCTGGTAAGCGTTTTGCTGCTATAGCAGACATGAATGTCGGTGACATGAATCAAGCTATGCCAGTAGGAACAACTGTCGCTTTACTTGAGCGTGGCACTAAAGTAATGAGTGCTATTCATAAAAGATTACATTACGCACAAAGAATAGAGTTTGGATTGCTTGCAAAAGTATTTAGTGAGTATTTACCTCCTGTTTATACTTATCAAGTTGGCTCTGGACCAGGTGAAGTAAAACAACAAGACTTTGACGATAGAGTAGACATAATACCAATTTCAGATCCTAATATTTTTTCACAAAGCCAAAGAGTGACCTTAGCTCAAGAACTTTTACAGATGGTTCAGTCAAATCCAGAAATACATGGTCCTTTAGGTATATATGAGGCTTACAGAAGAATGTATGCAGCTCTTGGTGTAGATAATGTTGATGCTTTGTTACAACCACCGCCAGATAATACGCCGAAACCACAAGATGCAGGTTTAGAAAATGCTGGTTTATTAATGGGACAACCTGCCCAGGCTTTTCCAGAACAAAATCATCAAGCGCATTTAGATACGCACAAAAGTTTATTTTTAACTACTATTGTCAAAGAAAGTCCGCAGGTGCAAGCGCTTATAATTTCTCACTGTATGCAACATTTGCAATTTATGGCCATGCAACAAGCACAAGAACAAATGCCACCAGAAATACAACAACAAATACAACAAATTCAAGGACAAATGCAACAAGTTTCCCCAGAGGAAGCGCAACAAATCCAACAACAAATACAAATGATTACAGAACAATTTAGTGCTCAGATTATGGCTCAATTAGCTAACGAGTTCTTGCAATCCATTGGTATGGGATCTGGTGAGGATCCATTAGTGGATATAAGAAACCGTGAATTAGATCTTAAAGATAAAGAACTTAATATGGAATCTGAGCAGTTTGTAGCCAAACAAGGTCAAAGACAACAAGAAAAAATGATGGACGGACAATTGCAACAAGAAAGGATAAATGTGCAAAAAGAAATAGCAGATGATAAACTTGGAGTTGCTTTAGATAGACTTAAACAAAATGCTGATTTAAAGTTATTTGAATTAGAAAATAAAATTCGAGGAATATTATGACAACATCTTACAAATTAGAAGCACAAAAAAAATTAAAAGCTGAAAAAAAACAGCTGCGTGAGCAAGAAGCCATGCAGTTAAAACAGAAACAAGAGGCAGAAGATAAAGCACACCAAGAAAATATGGCTAGAATCGAAAAGAAAATAGCAATGATTAATGGTGAAGTGCCAGTAGAAGAAAAACAAGTTGTTAAAAAAACAACAACAAAGAAAAAATCTACAGTAAAAAAATCAGTTGCAAAGAAAAAAACAACAACTAAAAAAGCAACCAAGAAAAAAACTAAATAGATTATGGATGAAATAGCTGTTTTAGACAGTATCAAAAAATCAATCTCCCAAAGAGAACAACAGATACAAGAAACTTTGATGTCTGGTGGACTAAAAGATATTGAACATTATAAATATTTGCAAGGAGAGCTCAGTGCTTTATACTATATTGCAAACGAAATAAGTGACATGGGAAAAAATATATGACGAATATTAAAGAAAATAACGTAATGGCTAAAAAGGTAGCAGAAGCATACGTTGAACCAGACTCAGTGGTTTTAGATCCAGAAAAATTAGATCAATCAATTTTAGATCGTATGCCGCAACCAACTGGCTGGAGAATGTTAGTGCTACCATACGCAGGAAAAGCCAAAACAGAAGGCGGCATTATTCTTACAAAACAAACAACAGACAGAGAGGCTTTGTCAACAGTCGTAGCTTATGTGGTAAAAAAAGGACCATTAGCTTATAACAACAAAGAAAGATACGGAGATTCACCCTGGTGTGAAGAAAAGCAATGGGTTTTAATCGGACGCTACTCTGGTTCGAGATTTAAACTTGAGGACGGTGCAGAGGTTCGCATTATCAACGATGATGAAGTGATTGCCACCATACTTAATCCAGATGATATAGTGAGCTTATGACGATACAAGAACAAAATCAAATTCAACCAGAGGTTGAGGATATTGAGGTAGAAGTTACTGAATCACAAGAGGTTTCTAATGAGGCTTCAAGCGACGACGAACTAGAAAATTACACTAAAGGTGTATCAAAAAGAATAAACAAACTAAATGAGAGAAAAAGAGCTGCCGAAGAAAAAGCAGCTGCACTAGAGGCTGCTTTACAGCAAAGAGAACAAGAAGTGCATGCTTATTACAACCAAGCAGTTCAATCTCAAAATAGTTTATTAGCAAAAGAAGAAGAAACCATTAATTTAAAAGAGCGTGAAGCTAATGAGTTGTATAAAAAAGCTCATGGTGCAGGCGATGCTGAACTTATGTCAAAAGCTGACAGTTTAAAAAATGAAGTTTCTATTCAAAAAGAAAAAGTAAGAATTGCAAAACAGAGATCTGAACAGACTTACGCTCAGTCACAGCAAAATTACTATCAACAACCTGTGCAAGAACAACAGGCCCAGGTACAACCAACGCAAGAGGCTTTAGAGTGGAAGTCAAAAAATAATTGGTTTGGTGAAGAACCAGAGGCTACACAATACGCTCAATATACCCATGTAAATTTGGTTAATGAGGGTTTTGAGCCAGATTCAAATGAATATTATAACGAGTTAAATAATAGAGTTTATAAAGTTTATCCAGATCTTAGATCTGATAATGCTGAACAAAGTGAGGGCAGGCCCGCTGTGCAAAGAGTCGCCTCCACTTCCCCAGGAAGTCGGCAAAAAACACAAGGCAAAAAGAACGGTGTGCAATTTTCAAAAAATGAAGTTGACAGACTCCGTGGACTAAAGCCACATGGCATGACAGAAGATGCCTGGCTAAAATCCGTTGCTAAAGAAAAACAACGCATTGCATCTAGGGAGGCAAAATGACAACTGAAAAAGAAATAACACAAACCAGAAATTCTCGTGAGTCCGAGCAGCACGCTAAAAATACTCGTAGACAACCATGGCGACCAGTAAGAAAACTAGAAACACCTCCACCACCAGAAGGATACGAATATCGTTGGATAAGAGAATCCATGCTTGGTCAAGAGGATAAAGCTAACGTAAGTAGAAGAATTAGAGAGGGATGGGAACTCGTAAGAGGAACTGATCTCCCTAGTGAATTTTCTTACCCTACAGCTGACGAAGGAAGACATGCTGGTCTTGTTTATAGTGAAGGCTTGCTATTAGCAAAAATACCTACCGAAACCAAAGAAGAACGTAATGCTTATTACGAAGATCAAACCCGTCTTAAAAAAGAGGCTTTAGACAATAATATGTTTACAGAATCTAGGAGAGACGGCAGGTACGTTAAGTATGATGCAGATAGAAAGTCTAATGTTACTTTTGGAAAAAAGTAATTAAAATAGGAGAATATAAAAATGGCTAATAAAGATAGCGCATTTGGATGTAAACCTGTTCGTATGATGAGCGGAGCACCCTATTCTGGTGGACAATCCAGATATAGAATTGCTAGTGGAGCAACAACACCAATATTCCAAGGCGACTTGGTAACACAGCTAACTGGCGGTGTAATTGGTAGACATGCAGCTTCTGGTACTGTTCCAATTGTCGGAGTGTTTAACGGTGTTCAATACACTGATCCAACATCTGGCGAACAAGTGTTTAAAAACTATTATCCTGGAAGCATCGCTGCTTCTGATATAATAGCAAGCGTCGTTGATGATCCCAACGTAGTTTTTGAAATTCAAGGAGACGCAGCAATGCCTGTGGCCGACTTGTTTGGAAACTTTGAAATCGTTGATGGTTCACCAGTTGGCGATACCTCGTCTGGGATTTCTAACACTGAAATTGCTGTGAGCACTGGTAATACCACTGCTACATTGCCTTTAAAAGCGTTAGACATATCACAGGATCCAGAAAACGATGATGTTTCATCATCAAATACTAACGTACTTTGTGTCATACAGAATCATATCTGTGGACAAAAAAGTGCTGGTTTAGCATAAGGAGGCTAAAATAAAATGGCAATTTCAAGAGCACAATTAGCGAAAGAGCTAGAGCCTGGTCTAAACGCACTTTTTGGGATGTCCTATGATTCCTACGAGAGAGAATATGAAGATATTTTCGTTATCGAGGATTCAAATAGAGCATTTGAAGAAGAGGTTTTAGTAACTGGATTCGGTTCCGCACCACTTAAGTCTGAGGGACAAGGGGTTCAATTTGATAACGCATCTGAAAGTTACAGTGCACGTTATACGCATGATACGATTGCGTTAGCGTTTGCTTTAACAGAAGAAGCAGTCGAAGACAACCTTTACGATTCTTTAGGTAAAAGATACGTTAAAGCATTAGCAAAATCTATGGCTAACACCAAAGAGGTTAAAGGCGCTGATGTTTTAAACAATGCTTTCTCATCTAGCTTCACAGGAGGCGATGGAGTATCACTTATTAACACTGCCCACACACTATCTGGTGGTGGAACAGCTGCGAACAGAGCTACTACTATGGCTGACTTAAATGAGGCTTCATTAGAAGACGCATTGATTGATATTTCAACTTTCACGGATGATAGAGGTTTAACTATTTCTGTCCAAGCTGACAAACTTGTGGTACCACCACAATTAGTGTTTGTAGCTGACAGAATCTTAAACTCTCAGCAAAGATCTGGTACAGCTGATAATGATCTAAACGCAATTAAAAACACTGGGGTTTTACCTGGTGGCTATAGCGTCAACCATTATCTTACTGATCCAGATGCTTTCTTCATCCTTACATCTGTAAATAGTGCAGGCGAAGGTCTAAAAATGTTCCAAAGATCTCCAATGGAGACTTCAATGGAACCAGACTTTTCTACTGGCAATATCAGATATAAAGCGAGAGAGAGATATTCATTCGGTTTCTCTGATTGGAGAGGAATCTACGGATCTCAAGGTGCATAAATGAACGATTAGAAATACCGTTTATTACTCAAGTATTTCAAACAAAGGGCCTCAAAAGGGCCCTTTTTTTTGCCTAAAATAAATCAATATATTATGTGTAAATAGTTGCAATTAGTTGCATATTTTAGTATATTAGTTATGTGGGAATTGAAATTAAAAACAAAAACGGAGGCAAGAATGGCTAATTATGTAGTAAGTAGTAATGACATTATTGATGCAGCATGCACCAATGATGGCAAGGTTTGTGAGAAATGTGGTGGTGACGCAGCTGGAGGTAACAACAAAATCCAGTTCTGTTATGACAAAGTTCTTTGCGAACCATGTGGTGAGATCTTCATGGAAGAAAAAAAACAAGATCTTTTAAAAATGATAAAAGAAGGGGGGTTAGATTAAGTGAAATTAATAACTAAAGAAATTATGAATAAGCTCAAAAGAGCTGGAGCAAGACCTGTGCCTGTTACTATGACAGGTAATGATATAAAACCGTGGTTAAAATTATTTAATCCAGTGGGAGCTCAGACTTGGTTGATAGCAGCGATCGCAGAAGATGGAGACACTATGTATGGCCTTTGTGATCTTGGCTTTGGTTGCCCAGAGCTGGGTTATGTAAGTTTAAATGAAATAGAAAATCTTGATTTACCTTTTGGTTTGAAGATTGAAAGAGATACTTGGTGGGAGCCAGAAAAGACTTTAGAAGAATATTACAACGATGCAAGGGAGGCAGCATAATGGAATATAAATCAAGTGACGATGTGATAAAAGACTTAATGCCAAAGGTTATTAAGATGGTAAGACAAACAGCATACGTTGATCCAAATGATCCAAGAGTAACTGACGCAGATGCTCTTGGAATTATTGTGGCCAAGTATTTGAAATGGGATGGTGCAGACATTATGGAAACAATGCACTCAGCTCTGGAAGATGCCAACTTCCATGATCTTAATGAAAGATTATTAAAAACATACGAAGACTGGGAGAATGAAGAGGATCCTAGTGAACTTGATTGGAATAACACAGCCAGTCCTGCACATTATTAAAAGGAGTAATAAAAAATGGAAAAAGTAAAAGTAAAAGTAAAAAACAAACCAAACCATTTAAAAGCAGTTGCTTTTCTAGGCAAATATTCACAGCACAAAGGTTTGCTTGATGAGACTATAAAAATGTTAGATTTCTTAAATAAATTAGATAAGGACAATAATGATACCAATAAATAGAATATTTGTTGACATGGACGGAGTCTTAGCTGACTTCGTCCAGGGCGTTCAAGGGCCAAAGTATTTGAATGGCCCTTTAACTGACAACTTGTATGACGACAATAAGATTGCACTTAGTAATAAAGGCCTATTCAAAGATCTACCGCCTATGACTGATATGCAAGATCTGATTGACGGCATTAAAGATACTGGTATTTACTGGGAGATTCTTACCTGTACTGGTGAGCTGAATAGAAAAAAAGTAGCACAAGACAAAACCACTTGGATCAGAGAACATGTAGATCCAGGAGTCGTTATCACCTGTACATTCAAAGGTGAGCAAAAAGCAGCCTATGCTAAACCTGGTTCTATACTCATAGACGATAGGCCTAGAAATATTAAAGCCTGGACCAATGCAGGTGGTATAGGTATTCTTCACATCAATGCAGCTGACACTATTGCGCAGCTGCAAGATCTAATAAACTAGGTTCCTAGTTGCACAAATAACAGCCAAAAGGTATTATCGATACTGTACTTATGAATGTTGCGGACATGGTGTTCGCAATGGCACATTAAAAGGAGGCTGTTTATGACTACGCATTTTACCTCTGGCGTCACCAACGTCAGTTCAACTGGGTCCGAAGGACTCGTAAAGCAACCGAGCAAGCACAAGTATCACGATTACTTTAATGATTTTGATACTTACCTAGCTTCGGATTGGACTATTACAACAACTGAGGATGGCACAGGATCCGCAACTGAGGCATTAGCTGACGGCGATGGTGGTTTACTATTAGTAACCAACGCAGCTGGAGACAATGACCATGACTTTTTCCAACTTGTAAAAGAAGGCTTTAAATATGAAGCTGGAAAACAACTAGGATTTTACTCCAGGTTTAAAACAAACGACGCTACTCAATCTGATATTGTTTGCGGTTTACAAATAACCGACACAACACCATTAGATGTTTCAGACGGTGTTTTCTTTATTAAAAGTGACGGATCTACAACTATTTCTTTTGTAGTAGAAAAAAATGGTACGCAATCTACTTTAGATCTACCAAATGCTGTTGCAGATGATACTTTTATGACTGTTGGTTATTTATATAATCCTAAAGATCAAAAGTTTCACGTTTATCAAAACAATGTATTAGCTGGCACAGTAGTGAACACTAATGCACCAGATGATGAAGAATTAACAGTTAGCTTTGGTATTCAAAATGGAGCAGCAGCTGCAAAGACTATGACAATAGACTATGTGCACGCTCTAAAAGAACGTACTAGCTCAACTGAACTTTAAGGAGTAAAACATGGCTGACGCAGTAACTTCACAAACCATTCAAGATGGTGAGAAAACCGCGATTTTAAAATTTACCAATGTGTCTGACGGCACTGGTGAGTCGGCTGTAAAAAAAGTAGATGTCTCTGCGCTTACTAAAAATAGCGCAGGGCAAACTTGTACTTCTGTATCGGTAGCAAGAATATATTGGGCAACAGTTGGAATGAGCGTCAAATTAGAGTTTGATGCGTCCACCAATGTCCTGCTTCTTGGTTTGCCTGCTGATAGTACGGGTGATGAATATTACGATCTATTTTCTGGTATCCCTAATAACGCTGGATCTGGCGTTACTGGTGATATTGATTTTACAACGACCTCCCATTCAAGTGGCGATAGCTACTCGATCATATTGGTACTTAATAAAAACTATTAAGAATGGCGGTAACAAAGCCTAAAAAAAAAGCTAAACCAATAGCTAAAACAGTAGGCAAAGGCGGAAATTACCGCTCTACTAAAAGTGGAGCGGGAATGACCAAAAAGGGTGTTGCTGCTTATCGTAAAAAGAATCCTGGATCTAAACTTAAAACAGCTGTAACAGGCAAAGTTAAAAAAGGAAGTAAGGCCGCAAAAAGACGTAAATCTTATTGTGCAAGATCCGCAGGACAATTAAAAAAGAGTTCAGCAAAAACCAGGAATGATCCTAATTCAAGAATACGTCAAGCAAGACGTAGATGGAAGTGTTAAATGGCAGATAAAAAATCTAAAACACCAAGCAATGTAACAAATCCTAGTTTGTACTCTAGGGTTAAGTCTGAGGCTAAACGTAAATTTGACGTGTATCCGAGTGCTTATGCAAATGCCTGGTTAGTAAAAACATATAAAAAACGCGGTGGTGGTTACAAAGGTGCCAAAAAAGCTGCAACAGGTGGAGAAATGAGTAAATTAAAACCAATACCAACAGACAATAAAGGTCTTAAAAAACTACCAACTAAAGTAAGAAACAAAATGGGTTTCATGCGTAACGGTGGTGAAGTAATGATGGTCCAGGGCAGAGGCTGTGGAGCTATGATGCAAAACAAGCGCAAGAAGACAAAAGTACCTAGAAGTTAATAATGAGTCTGACCAAATGGTTTAAAGAAGATTGGGTTGATATTGGATCTCCAAAAAAAGGTGGGGGTTTTAATAAATGCGGTAGATCTAAAACTAAAGGATCTAAACGCAAATATCCAAAGTGTGTGCCAGCTGCTAAAGCTGCAAGCATGACCAAGTCAGAAAAAAAATCAGCAGTAAGTCGTAAACGAGCTAAAAAACAAGGCGTTGGTGGTAAGCCAACAAATGTAAAAACTTTTGCCGCAAAAGGTGGTAAGATAATAAAAAGTTCAAACATGGGATTGTTTGGAAGGAGTTAAAATGAAAGGAACGAAATATATGGCTAATGGAGGCGGTATGAAAGGGACTAAATATAAGTCCATGGGTGGTGGTATGAAAAGCACCAAAGGTTTCTCCAAAGGCGGAGCTGCTTTGCAAAGCGAAATGAAAGCTAATCCTGGTATGGGTAATATGCCTAAATCAGTAATGATGAAACTAGGTGGAGCTGTCAAAGGAACTAAATACAAAGCCAAAGGCGGCAAAGTTTAGATTTTAAATATTAAATAAGGTGGCGTATTTAATATCAAATATCCCGCAGTTCAAATGCTGGGTACGAAAAGAATTTACAACCAACCATCAACATGGTCATGGTGAATATTTGCATGCTTTGGCATTTGCAGTGAACACGATTCCAGATAGGTCTCTTTCCTTTCAAGTGGTCTTTACAGGCTGCGAGACCGACTTTGAAAATTATCCAGATGAAAACGTACATGGTGGCGCTATGTGGGCCCGTATGCCTATTCAAGCTTTAGTAGCAGATGTTCCTTTACAAGAGTGG